CTCTCCAGATCCTGATTATGTTGCATCTACAAACCCAAATGAAGCATTATTTAACTATTCAGAACAATTTATAACTAAAACAGCTCAATGTTATGGATTAAATACTACTCACACTCCGTTTTTAGATGGTGAGTTAGGAGATTTCGATAAAGAAATTATTTCTAAAAATGTTTCTGTTGTTACTGAATATTACAAGTATTTAGTTGCTGAAAAAGGAAAAACAACTCAACAAGCTGGAACTGTTGGTTTTATTCCATTTAAACTTGGAATAACTATGGATGGTATTTCTGGGATTAAAATCTACAATAAATTAAGAGTAAATTCTGAATTTTTACCTCCTCGATATGGTGATACTTTAGATTTTATTATTACTGGGGTAAACCATAAACTACAAAACAACGATTGGGAAACAACATTAGATACTATCGTAATTCCTAAAACAAGTGAGATAAAATCTTTAGATATTGATTTTATTACTATTGCCCAAACAACAACAGAAACCTCTTCTAATTGTAATCCTATTAATTTTGTTAAAAATGATACTAGACAACGAACTGGAGATACAAATGCAGTTGCTATAGCTAAACGAATATTCCCTACATTATCTGATAAAGCTCTAGCAGCATTATTAGGACATTTAAAATTCGAATCTCAGTTAAACCCAACAGCTTATAATAATACTGGAGGGGGATGTGGTGCTGTAGGTATAGCACAATGGAGAGGAAATAGACAAGATAATCTATTTGCTCTTGCCGCTTCTGAAGGAACCCTAGTAAACGACTTTGAACTCCAGTTAAAATTTGTAAAACAAGAATTATCTACTGGTGGTGATTATTATAATAAAGTTTGGAATATATTAAATCAACCTGATTTACCTTTAATTCAATATGGAGCTACAGTTCATTTAACTTATGGATTAGGACAGAGTAATAATCCAAATAGTAAAAGAACTATTGCAAATCCTAATGCATATGAATATAAAAAAATAGGTACTGTTCCTATATGGCAATATGTTTATGTTGAATTAGATGGAAAACATAAAGATAAGATTCCTAAAAGATACAAATATATGCAAGACTTTTTAGCTTTAATGTAATGTATTACCCTAAATCCCAAATAAAACCCAATTTATACACCAATGGTGGAGAATATATTCTTTCAACAACAAAAGAAGAATATATAGGATATTACTTTAAAACTTCAACCGGTCAACTCTTCACAGGAAAAAATCCTAAAGAATCTCCTAATATACTTCTAGAAATTCTTAATATTTCTCCTGAGGATTCTCCATTTACTTTTCCACTCCAAATAAATCCATTATCTCAATCTCCATCCCCATCATTACCTACTAGAGCAATTCCCCAATTTAATCCAAATGTTCCAACTCAACAGGAACAACAAAACGGACAATACCCAAGATATTTCTGCAAACGAAATAATGAGTTAAAATATATTGAAATTAATCTAGATACATTCACCCTTTTATCAACCCAATCACCCCAAATTGCTTGGGATCTTTACTCCCCAGCATCCGTACTTTGGCAAATCCAAGGTAATAAAAATACAGTATATGCTTCAAACCAAGCATCAGTATATTCAATTGAAAAAAATCTACAATGGTACGGATTTTCTCAATACTTTAAAGGCGATTTCTTAAAATATTACTTGGGTTCCTAAAAATATGTTAGTATCTTTACAGCATGTACTGGCTGATAGAAGATCCTAAACATATTGAATTACTTGCAAGTTTAAAACATGATGTGGCTTATGTTGAGGTAATACCCAACTCACATAATTTACATGCTGTTGAAAACGATGTGTGTGCTTTATATGTTCGTCCAAAAGATGATTCAAAAGGATATATTATCCCGGTAAATCATAGCGAAACAATAAATGCAACGATAGAGGATTGTTTAAAAATATTAAATAGTATAAAACATATTTATGTAAGGGATAGAAAAGAGTTTTTACATTATTTTGCTCTTAAGCATTGCTACCAACCCTCACCCTCCCCCAATACGTATATACCTCAACCAACAACAGCTCACACGCAGTTATACAACAGGTATCCGGAGATACAAAACCTAAACACTATTGTACCGATCGTAAAACATTATGAGGTATGTGAGCAAAACTTTACTAATTACGAGAAAATAAGATTTAACTCGTTTTACAATAAGGCGGCATTGGTGTTTAATCAACTAGAACGAGCGGGTATAAAAGTGGACCAAGCATTATTTGAACAGTACTTTGACAAAGAAGCAAACGAGTTTATATACACGCACTATAACCTAAACACATTAACAACAAGACCATCAAACACTTTTAACAATATAAATTTTTCAGCACTAAATAAAGACAATGGAGAGAGAAAATGTTTTATACCGCGCAACGATTCATTTTTGGAAATGGATATTAGTGCTTATCACCCTACCCTTCTTGCTAACTTACTTGACTATACTTTCGATAGCCTTGATATTCATGGGAGTTTCGCTACAATGTATAATGTGGATTACGCCAAAGCGAAAGAAATTACGTTTAAGCAACTTTATGGAGGAGTTTGGAAAGAATATAGGGAACTTCCCTTCTTTAAAAAAGTAGTAGCATATACGGACGATTTGTGGGACTCATTTAATTATGGGGGACATATTAAATGCCCAATTTCGGATTATAAGTTTTACAACAACGAACTGGAAAATATGAATCCACAAAAGTTGTTGAATTACGTGTTACAAAACTTGGAGACCGCAACTAATGTTAATATATTATATGAAATATTTAAGATATTGCGCGGGAAAAATACTAAACTCGTATTATATGTGTACGATTCGTTTTTGTTTGATTATGATGAAAGTGAGCCGGACGTAATGCTTCAAATATTAGGAATATTTAACAAATACAAATTACAAGTTAAAACCAAAAAAGGTACAAACTACGATAATATCAAATAAAAGTTATGAACATCGCTTTAGACCAACCCCGTCATATGTATAATCAATTCGACTATGATTTTACATTTGATACGTTATTGATGAACAATAGATTGTTTTGCACATTTACTTCCTTGGATGATTTAGAGGCGTTGGTTGGAGAACTGTCAAGACGCTATTCCATTATGTACAATAAAATGTTTGTGTTGCATGTTAAAAGCAACAATGAATATGTTATTACATATAATGTTGACCAAGGCAACGTAAATGACATTCCCGATAATACCATTTTGGTACACAGAAAAAAAGAATCAAACACACTATATACAATAAATGCCCTAAACGAGTTAATTAAAAAACTCAATGGAGGAGCAGTTGATACAAACTTTCCAGTAAACTGGCAACACTACAGAAATTGTATATTACTTACTCAACACAATGAGATAAAGCAACTAAACACAAAGATTTTCAAGATAGTTGAAATCTAGTTTGGTTTAGTGAATAAAGGTTATTATATTTAAGTTGTAAACAAATAAATTAGTTATATTATGAATCTTGATGCTATTAAGAAAAAGCTTGAGTCCATGCAAAAACAACCCTCATCAGGTGGTGGCTCAAACAACCAAACAAAGCGCTTTAAACCGCAAGTTGGTAAACAAACGGTTCGTGTTGTTCCTTTCAAATACAACAAAGACTTCCCATTTACGGAAATGAAATTCTACTATGGTATTGGTAGTAAAAAGGTAATCGCTTCTCCTTTGAACTGGGGCGAAAAAGATCCAATTGCTGAATTTGCAAAACAACTTCGTGGTACAAACGATAAAGAAAACTGGCGCTTGGCTAAGAAATTAGATCCGAAAGTTCGTATCTTTGCTCCTGTAATTGTTCGTGGACAAGAATCTGAAGGTGTTCACTTATGGGAATTTGGTAAAGAAATTTACGAGGCATTCTTGCAAATGGCTGCTGACGAAGAAGTAGGTGATTTCACAGACATTATGACTGGTCGTGACATCAAATTGGTTACTGTAGGTCCTGAATCAACAGGTACTGTGTACAATAAAACTACTATTCAACCATCAATGAAAACATCTCCACTATCTGAAGATAATAAAGAATTGGAATTGTGGTTGGATGATCAAGTTAATCCAAAAGACATTTACAAAATGCTTCCTTTTGATGATATTAAAGCAGCACTTCAAGAATGGTTGAACCCTGAAGAAGATGAAGACTTTACTCCATCAGATGGCCTATTAGTAGTAGAAGAAAAGGAAGAAAAACCTCAATCAAACTATAGCTTGTCTGCTAAACCAGCAGCTAAAAAATCAAAAGCAGAAACTTTTGATGATTTGTTTGAAGAGGATGATGACATGCCATTTTAATTTGAACTAAGGTTATGGCTAAAGGAAGAAAATCGCTAACAGAGGCGGCGGACAGAGAACTGAAAACCGCCTTTAGTTTAGACAAATTTAAAGCAAATAAGGGTTTAGCGTCAAACGTTAAGTTCAAGGAGCAAAAATGGATTCCATTTTCTCCGGCTTTGCAAGAAGCACTATCTATCCCTGGAATTCCTATGGGCCATAACTCAATGGTTCGAGGAAAATCAAATACAGGGAAATCTACTATGACCATTGAAGTAGCAGTTAATGCTCAAAAAATGGGAGTACTCCCTGTATTGATCATCACCGAAATGAAACATGATTGGAACCACTGGAGAACCATGGGTTTCGAAATGGAAGATGTAGTTGATGAGGAAACAGGTGAAATTTTAGATCAAACTGGATTCTTTATTTATCGAGATAGAAGTTCATTGAACTCAATTGAAGATATTGCTGAATTCATTATTGATCTCTTGACTGAACAAAAGAAAGGTAATTTGCCATACGACTTGTTATTCATCTGGGATTCAGTTGGTTCAATTCCATGCCAAATGTCTATTGAACAAGGTAAAAACAATCCAATGTGGAACGCAGGAGCTATTGCAACTCAGTTCGGGAACTTTATCAATCAACAGATTGTAATGTCTCGTAAGGAAAGCTCAAAATACACGAATACTCTGTTTATTGTAAACAAAGTAGGTGTAGCTCCGGCTCTAACTCCAATGTCACAACCTAGAATGACAAATAAAGGTGGAGATACGTTCTATTACGATGTTTCACTTTGTTTAACATTTGGAAACGTTACAAACGCTGGTACTTCTAAACTTAATGCTGTTAAAGACAAGAAGAAAGTTGAATTTGCATTACGTACAAAAATTGCTTGTGATAAAAACCATATCAATGGAATCACTACAATGGGTACTATTGTTTCTACAGT